CGAGGCCATCGGCGCGCTGGGAGAGGAGGTGGCCTCCGTCACCGGCGACACAGACCGGCTCGTAGCGCTGGGCCTTAACCGGGTGAACGAGGTGCTGGGACCGCTTCTCGCCAAGGTGCAGGCCGCTTCCGAGAACGGATTTCTCGTTGCCACCTCGGCAACGCCGCTCATCGTAACGCAAGGGCTCCAGACCACACTTGTCATCGACGACCCTGCCCAGCGCGACCTGTTCACTCCCACGCCTTACCTCCTTCTCACCCGGCAGGCCGACGGCACGGAGCAGGATTATGCCGTCCTTTTCGTCGATGGTTATGACCGTGCCAGCGGCGCCCTCGCCTTCGAGGTGGTGCTGGTCAATGGCGCCATTGGAAACGCCATGCATGATGACTGGGTCATCTCGGCCACTGCCGGCATCAGTGTTGCCGTGCTCGAGGCTGCGACGGCGGTTCAGACCACGCTGGAACTGGCCCAGCAGGCGGCCGAGGACGCCGCAGCCGCGGCAGGAGCTGCCGAAGCCGTCCTTGCATCCGGCCCCGTGACCTCCGTCAACGGACGGCAGGGTGTCGTGGTTCTCGGCATGTCGGATATTGCAGGCCTCGTGAGCGCGCTCGCCAACAAGGCCGACAGCAGCCACGGCCACACCATCGCGCAGGTGTCCAATCTGCAGGCAGCGCTCGATGCCATCACGGATGGCGGAAGCTACTGAGGAATGAATCCATGACTGAATCGCTCATTGTCCAGCTCTCCCAGAAGCTGTCCATCACCGCCGTGAAGGATATTGAAGTGACCGGCATCGTCGAGGATGGCGCGGGCGGCTGGATCCGGTCTGTCCGCTTCTACGGCTCGCCGTCCTCGGGTACGAACAAGGTCCTCGTCCTCGAGGCGCTAGTCCAATCGACCGAGAAGACAGACCTCTCAATCACCACGCCCGAGATCGACTTCTGATCCCGGGTCCTCGTCTGCCCTGACTTCAATCCGAATCAATAACACCCGTCCCACCTTCATTTCGTGCGGCGGGCCCTCTGCATTGGAGAGACCTGATGTCCGATCCGACCTTTGGCATTTCGATCACGCGGATCGACAATGAACCGCGTCCCGCCGTCTACAGCGACATGTCGGTGGTGGGGCTCATCGGTACCGCGCCCGAGGCAGATCCGGCGGTGTTTCCGCTGGACACGCCGGTGTTCCTCTACTCCGACGATGCGGCGAAGCGCACGGCGCTCGGTCTGGAAGGCACCATCTCCGACGCCCTGACTCTGATCAATGCCCAGCTGGGCGAGTTCCAGGTCGCGGCCAAGGTCGTGGTGGTGCGGGTGGAGGAGGGAGGGACCGTCGCCGAGACCATCGCCAACATCGTCGGTGATGGCATCTCGACGGGGCTTGAGGCCTTCGTGCAGGCGGGACCGATGCTGGGTGTCATTCCACGGCTGATCTGCGCGCCCGGCTTTACCAGCCAGCGGACGGGTGCCGATGCCAATGCGGTATGTGCGGCACTGCCTGCGCTCTGCAACAAGCTCCTTGCCCATGCCGTGGTAGACGGTCCAGCCACGACAGAACAGGCCGCCATCGACTGGCGGGAGACGATCTCTTCCAGCCGGCTCATTCCGGTCGATCCCGCCGTGCGCGTCATGGCGGGAAGCGAGGTGGCGGTCATGCCGCTCTCGCCCGCCGTCATCGGCATCGGTGTCAGGCGCGATCATGAGAAGCAGGGCCGTCCCTTCCATAGCTGGGCGAACCAGCCGGTCGCAGGCATCGTCGGGCCTTCGCGGCCGATTAATTTCTCGCTGACCGATGGCGCCACCGAGGGCCAGCGGCTGCTGTCGCATAATGTCGGCGTGCTTCTGCGCGGCGAACTTGGCGTCGAAACGGCCATCGCGAGCGGAGGCTTCGTCTATGTCGGCACAGACAATGCCGGCGAGGACGATCTCTGGCGCTTCTACAATGTCACGCGTGGAAGGGATTACATCCACCTGATGTTCCTCCGTACCCTCAGGTTCTATCTGGGCCGGTTCAACCTGACAGGCCAGACCATTCAGGCGGTCCTCAACACCATGGGCTTCGCCATGCGTGACCTTAAGGCTGACGGCGACATCCTCGGCTACGAGGTCAAGTTCACCCGCGACCAGAACTCTGCGGAGGAACTCCGGCAGGGCCGCTTCACCGTGAACTTCGCCGCCGAGGAGGCGCCGGTCCTCAGGTATCTTGGCATTCAGTCGGCACGCTACCGCCCGGCACTCGATGCGCTTCTCGACGACCTGCTCGCCCAGGTAGACGCCGTCACCGGCTGATCATCAACTCAGAAGGAGTACCCTCTGTGAGCACGATTTTCCTGATGGAATCAGCGAACTTGTTTGCCGGTGATCACGACCCCACCGCCTCGAAGCATCTCACTCTGGCTGAACTGAGGTTGCCCACGCTGCAGGAGATGTATCAGGATCACCATGCCGGAGGCTCGCGCGTCCAGATCGAAGTGGCCGTCGGAATCCAAAAGCTGGAGCCGACCTTCAAGCTGAACGGCTGGGATCCGGACCTTCTCACTCAGTTCGGACTGGGTTCATCCCGCCAGAAGGTCTTCACCGCCTATGGCGTGATCCGCGACAAGCGGACCGGTGTTGCGATCGAGGCCAAGGCCATAATCGAGGGCCGCCTGGGCAAGATCGAGCCTGACGCCTTCCAGCGCGGCGAACTTCAGGGGCATGAGTATGCCATTAACGAGGTGATGCACTACGAGCTCTGGTTCAACGAGAAGGAGAAGCTGTTCTGGGATTTTTTCTCCACGGAATGGCGGCTCGATGGCGTCTCGCAGAATGATGACGAGCGCCGCATCCTGCGTGTCCAGCGCTGACGATCAGAATCTCTGGAGATAGAGACATGACCGATACCGCCCGCGTGAAGCTCGCCCGGCCCATCAGGGCGGAGGAGCGCATGATCACTGAGGTCGTCATCCGCCGCCCGAAGGTGAGAGACCTCCGTGCCATGGAGAAGATGCGCCAGCCGGGAGGAACGGAACTCGATCAGGGCATCGCCATGGCGGCAGCCCTCTGCGATCTGCCGCTGGAGGCCATGGACGAGATGGATGCCGCCGATTTCGCAGCGGTCTCGGAGGTACTCGGCGGTTTTTTGCCCAAGGCCCTGGCGTGAGCGGCTGGCGCGGCGTGGTAGCGGATGTCGCGCATGTACTATCTACACCCGTTACTGCGTTTGACGACATGGACTGGGTCGAGGTGCTGCTGTGGCACGCAGAAGCGCGGCGTATCTCAGGTGGAAGATGAGCCTCGGGGCGAAGACAGTCCGCCGAGGCAGGCCGGCTGATCGTCCTGCGGGAGGATTCTTTATCGGTTTGCCGGAAGCTCCCTGTCATCCAGCGCCACGAAGATCATGATCAGGCCTATCGAGCCGATGAAGCGGAATGCGGGTTGCTGGCCATTCCAGATCTGGGACTGCCACATCTGGAACCACTCACCGCCCACCACCATGAAGGCGACAAACCAGAACCCAACTCCTGCAGCCAGACCAGCGATTGCAACCGTCTTCGCATCGTTGAACGCCGCCGCTGGCGCGCGGAAGACCGGCAGAAGCCGCAAGGCGCCGACAACACACGTCACACCGATGGCAAACTCGGCTGCGATGATCATCCAGTAGGCCAGATGGTGCAGCACCGGATCTGATATCGCGCGACTCGCCCGAACGGCATTATCCGGGAAGGTCGTGTCCATGGTCAGGACGTGCTGAACAAACATCAGGTTGCTGCCGTAGTCGGCGATGTTGTTGTAGCCGACGAGCAGGCAGAACATCCCTGCCGACAGAATGAGCAGGATCTTTGCAAGCCGAACTGCCATGGCGGCTTCTCCTCAGTGACACCTTGCATCTGTCATACCTCTGCGCATGACGATTGCAAGAATGCTGGTCGTGCCAGTTTCTGGGCAGGTGGCCGCAGGCATGATCCCCATGGACGGCAGATTGAATGGTCGGGAGTTCTGAAAGAATGGCCAGCCAGACCACCCAGCTCATCGTCGAACTGCTCGACCGGGTCTCGGGCCCGGCGCGCGGTGTGGCGAACAGCCTGCGCGGGCTGACGCGCACGGTCCGGGACGCGACTTCGGCACCCATCACCATGGCGGACCGACTCGAT